CCATCAGATTTTAAAAAAATTATTAAAGAGGCAGTAAAGGAAGCTATTCAAGAAGAATTAAAAGATATTCTATTGGAAGCAGTTCGTTCTCCTAAAACAGTTGTGACAGAATCTATAAGAGATACTTATGCACAACCACACATTGAAAAACCTAAAAAACTTACCCCTGCTGAAAGACAAGCCATGTTTGGAGGTATTTTAGAAGAAATGCAATATGGTGGAGCAGCAACTTCCCAATATGCAGGTAACTTCCAACCAAAATCAGTAGATCCTATTAATGGTACTTTACCTGAAGGAAGTGTTGGATTAGATCAAATAATGGCTTTAATGAATAAATAATGGCTTTTGGAGCAAAAAGAATATACCCTATAGATACAAAACCTGGTACAGGTGTTGGGGTAGCTTTACCTTTTAATGCTCCTGGAGTATTTAAAATTACTTATACTACTAAAGAAGCAACAAAAACAAATTTAATTAATTTCTTTTTAACTAATAAAAATGAAAGGTATTTAAATCTCAATTTTGGAGGAAATTTGAGAGCTTTTATTTTCCAACAAATTAGTCAAAATAATTTAGATGGTTTAAAAGAAGATATACAAAATCAATTAGGACTGTATTTTCCTCAAGTAATAGTAGATTCATTAACCATAGATTCATATCCTGATATTAATCAGATAAGTGTTATATTAAAATATAGTATAGCAGATACTGGAATTACCGATTTAGTAGAAATAGCATTTACATAATGGCAACAAAAAAGAAAAACATATCTTACATAAATAAAGATTTTACTGAGTTAAGAGCTAGCTTAGTTGATTATGCTCGTACTTATTTTCCAACAACATATAATGACTTTACAGAAGCATCACCAGGAATGATGTTTATGGAAATGGCTGCTTATGTTGGTGATGTATTATCTTTTTATATGGATAATCAAATCCAAGAAAACTTTTTACAATATGCTCGTCAAACAAATAATTTATATGAATTAGCATATATGTTTGGTTATAAACCAAATGTAACCCAAGTTGCAACTACAGTAATTGATTTCTACCAACAAGTACCAGCTAAAACATCTGGTTCAGAATATATTCCTGATTTTGATTATGCCTTATTTGTTCCTGCTAATTCTACTGTAAGATCAACATCTAATCCAAACATATCTTTTTTAATAGAAGATCCAGTAGATTTCTCAGTTTCAAGTTCGGGTGACCCAACTGAAGTAACAGTATTTTCTGTTGCTGGTAGTAACCCCCAATATTTTCTTTTAAAGAAAACACGTAAATCTATTTCATCAACTATTAATACTACTACTTTTACTTTTGGAGCTCCTCAACAATTTTCAACAGTTAATATAAATGCTAATAATATTGTAGGTATTTTAGATGTAGTTGATAGTAATAACAATAAATGGTATGAAGTAGATTATTTAGCTCAAGATGCTATATATAATTCTATAAAAAATACTAATCCAAACGACCCAAATCTTTCCCAATATTCTGGTGATACCCCCTATTTATTAAAATTAGAACAAGTACAAAGAAGATTTACAACAAGATTTTTAAATTCAGGTTCATTACAACTTCAATTTGGAGCGGGAACAGCAACAGATACTGATGAAGAAATTATTCCAAATCCAAATAATGTTGGATTAGGATTGCCGTTTGAAAAAGATAAATTAACATCCGCTTATGCACCTTCTAATTTTCTTTTTACAAAAACATATGGTATAGCTCCTTCAAATACTATTTTGACGGTTAGATATTTAACAGGAGGAGGAGTTGAAGCCAATGTTCCTTCTAATGATTTAGTTACATTAACAAATTCAAATGTAACATTTTTAAATTTTAACCTAAATTCAGTTACTGCTAATACTATATTTAATTCTTTAGCTGTTACTAATCCTTTAGCAGCAGATGGGGGTGGTGATGGAGATACAACTGAAGAAATTAGACAAAATGCATCTGCAAATTATGCAACACAATTACGTAATGTAACACAAGACGATTATTTAGTAAGAACACTTTCAATGCCTGCTAAGTATGGAGTTGTATCTAAAGCATATATTGAACCCACAAAAGCCCAATCCACCTCAGCAGGTGAATCTCAATCAGTTTTAGATTTATATATTTTATCTTATAATTCTAGTAACCAATTAACACTTGCTTCCCCAGCATTAAAACAAAATGTTACTACTTATCTTTCTCAATACAGAATGGTAAATGATTCTGTAAATATTAAAGATGGATTTATTATTAATATAGGAGTTAATTTTGACGTTATAATTTTACCTAATTACAATAGTAATGAAGTTTTATCTAAATGTATTTTAGCTTTAAAAGATTATTTTGCTATAGATAAATGGCAAATAAATCAACCTATTGTTTTAAGAGATATTTATATATTACTTGATGCTATTGAAGGTATTCAAACAGTAAAAACAATAAATATTACTAATTTAGTAGGAGAAAATTTAGGATATTCACCATATGCCTACGATATAAATGCAGCTACAGCAGCTAATGTTATTTATCCTTCTTTAGATCCTTCTATATTTGAAGTTAAGTATCCAAACCAAGATATTCAAGGAAGAGTAGTACCTTTATAATTAAAAATAAAATGGCAGTATATAAAATATTCCCAACCCAAGACGCAACCCTGTATTCTTTATTTCCTACAATGAATACGGGATTGGATGAAATAGTAGAGGCTACTCTTACTACTTTTGCATATTCAAATCCAAACCCTCAAGCTAGTAGGTTTTTAATTAATTTTTCAGAAAATGAAATTGATAATGTTTTAGAAACTAAAATAGGAATTAGCAGTTCAGCTCAATTATTAAACAATAATTTGTGGAAAGCTAATTTACAATGTTTCGTATCCACTGTTACTGGATTAAATAAAAATACTACAGTTGAATGTTATCCTGTTGCTGGTGGATGGGATATGGGTACTGGAAGATATTTAGATGATCCTATTTCAACTAATGGAACTAGCTGGTATTGGCAAGATTATTCTGGTAGTACTTTATGGCCTACTACGTATGCTTCTTTACCTAATAGAACAGGTTCATATACTGGTTCTGGTACTTCCCAAGCAAATAATGTTTATGCCGGTGGAGGAGTATGGTGGACTGGCTCTAATGTTTCTTATTTTAATTCAAATGCTTATCCTATTAGTGCTTCTGTAACTTTTGGTTTTTATGAAAATAAAGATCTTAATTTTAATATAACAAACGCTATAAGAGCTAGATATACAGGAGCTATTTCTGCTGATGGGTTTATTATTAAACAAGAAACTGAATTTATTTATAATAGAGATATCCAACCTGAATTAAAATATTTTTCAAGAGATACTAATACAATTTATCCTCCTGCTTTGCAATTTAGTTGGAGAGATTATATTTTTAATACAGGTTCATCAACACAAACAATACTAAATACCCTTCCAGCCACAATAAATTTAGCACAAAACCCAGGAGTATTTTATAGTCAAAGTGTAAACAGATTTAGATTAAATGCTAGACCAGAATTTCCACTTCAATTATGGGAAACATCTTCTGTTTATTTAAATAATTTCTATCTACCACAAGAATCTTATTATGCTATTAAAGACTTAGAAACTAATGAATTTGTTGTTGATTTTGATAATTTATTCACTCAAATAAGTGCGGACGCTACTTCAAGTTATTTTGATGTATATATGAATGGTTTAGAACCTGAAAGATATTATACAATTTTAATAAAGTCTAACATAGCAGGTACAACTCAAGTATTTGATGATCAATATTACTTTAAAGTAATCAACGGATAATGGCTGAACAAATAAACTTAAATAAAACTGTTTATAGTAAAAATCAATTTGAAAAGGTTATTGATACTTCCTTTACTCAATTAGTTGAACCTGTACCAACAGTCTCATTAGTAGCTCCAACAATATCCGTAGCTGAATTTTTTCAAAACTATCAACAAATATTCTTCCAAATACCTAAATTTGGAGAATTAAACTCTCATGAGTATCTTATAAAAACGAGTCAAGAATATATCGGAAATGCTAACAATGTTGATAGTGACACTATTCAAGCATTAATTGATGAAATTACTCAATTAAGACAAGAAAATTTAGATTTACAACAACTTATAAATCCTCAATTAACAGGTAGTATATAATGGCAGAAATAGTTACTTTAAATCCCATAGACCCAACAACCTTTGAGTTTCAGGAATACTCTATTTCTGATACCACTCTTATTACTTCATTAACTATAGATACCTCTTTTAATCCAAATACAGATTATTTGGAATATTATATCTATGATTTAAATGGAAATATTATAGAGCAAAATGTAAGTGGTTGGCCTTATTATAAATTAATTGATAATAATGTAGTTTTAGATCCTGTTGATAATTTAAAATTTAGTGGTTTTGAAGAAGGGCAATACAATACTTTATATAATTTTTTAAGTCGTAAACTATTTTCTAGTGATTTAAATACTTACTATATATCTCAAATAAGTTCAGATAGAACAGAAGTAAGATTAGATACTACATCTATTCCAAATGATTTAGTAATAAGCTCTTCTTTAGAACTAATATCTGATATACAGAACGCTACTGGAAGTTATTATGATTTTTATCTAAATTTTGGAAATAATGATTTAGTAATAGCAGTTAATGCTTTATTAGATACTTCAAGTATTGATAATCCTACAGTATTAATTAAATTATATGATCCACTACCTGAAATATTTGATGTTAATAGCCAATGTTGGGTTGTAACTCAAGTATCTCAACCAGTAGCATATAATATTTCTATTACTCAAATTTTTGAACCTGCTGATGAATATTTGTATTTAAAAGGACCTAACTTTAATTTAGCCGTTCAAAATCAAATAAATAATTCAACAGATTATTCAAATTATACTTCTTTATCTCAAACTTCCCCAACACTGAGTTCAGGAACAGGAAGTTTAAATTATCAACTAAACAATATTTTAGCTCAAACAGGAATAACAGTAAATATAGATTATTCTGATTATAGTAACTTTATTCATTTTTCATCTGCTAAAACTCGTTTAGAAAATTTTTACTATAAATTACAATTATTAGAACAATATACTTATAGCTCCAGTTTATCATCAGGTGCTTCAAGTGGTTCATATTATGTTTCATCAAGTAATATTGTTTGGCAGAATAAAATAAATGAAATTATTACAACTTTTGATTCGTATGAATATTATTTATACTATTCTTCAGGTTCAGCTGCTTGGCCCAAAACAAATTCAACACCCCCATACGTTAATGATGGAACAAATTCAGTAAATGGATTAGCATGGTTAACTTCTCAATTAGATGTTGCTGAAACTTATGATATAGAAAATAACAATGCATTAACATTAGCTATACCTTCATTTATAAGAGATGATAGTGATAACGATCAATATATTTTATTTGTTGAAATGATTGGTCAATTATTTGATAATATATTTATTTATTTACAAAATATTACAACCAAATTTGATGCTGATAACAGATTAACTTATGGGGTTTCAAAAGATTTAGTTGCCGATATTTTAAGAGATATGGGTGTTAAACTATATCAAAATAATTTCTCTTCAAATGATGTATACCAAGCATTAATCGGTATTACCCCGTCTGGTAGTTTATATAATTTACCTTATACGACAACACAATACCCTGTGCCAACAGGTTCTTTTCTTGAATATATAACAACATATGTAACTGCTTCTTCAACATCTTCTTTAGCCCCTACAGATGATATTAATAAAGAACAATACAAAAGAATATAT